GCCTTGCTGTATCCTTAGCACCTATGGCGCCCAATCTTTCATAAGCATCTAAAGGTGCGCCCATTATTGATGGATATTGACCAATAAATTCAGGAATACGACCCTGCGCTCCCTCATAAGCTGAAGTGTACATTTCAGCTAAAGGCTTTGTTAATCCACCTGTTACAGCATTCGAAATAGCCTGTTGCTGTAACATATTACCTCTGGTACTACCACCCGGCTGATAGTTTACAAGTGATTCCCTTATTCCCGGAAGTATCTTATTTGTTAGGTTGCTTGTAACACCCTGAGTTAAGGCATTAACCATGGGGGCATAGGCTTCTGTATTTATACCACCAGTTAAACCACCGATCATAGCCTTTTCTGCTGCTGCCTGTTGAGCACCAACCCTTGGACCGGTTAAATAATTAGTGGCTGACCTATCCGCAAGTTGCTCCACGCCAGAGGGTGTAGCAGTCATCTGACCAGAATAATATTCTGGAGCGCCTTTATTATAAATATCGGCCGCTTGCTCAAATCCCTCAATTAGGTAAGGTTGCTGACCCCAAGATTTGCTACCCTTGAAGTCAGGATCGCCGACATAACCACCCCATGGTCCGGTTACTGTTTTAGTTGTTGATCCACCACTCATAATTTATTCCTCATGTCCAACCACCCATTCCAGATGAACCAGTTTCACCACCCTGTGGGTCAAATCCTCTATCCTCAACCTCTGGATCATCATCAAATATCATATCACCCAGCAAACCAGATGTATCAATCTGGACTGATGGTGTATAACCAGTATTGGCGTCACTCATAAATCCTAGATCGGTGTCTTCATAATCTTCATAGGAGCTACCTGTGTCCTGACCCTGACCCGGATTATAACCGGCGAAATCTATTCCCATTACGTGTCCTATTGGGGCAAAGAACGTGTCTTGCCACGGGACTCCAGCATCCGTACTAGCCGATCTTACCCCCTCACCCTCAGCACCAATCCACATATCATTATGATCATACATTTCTGGATGATGTGTTCTTCCCGCGGCTAAGTCATTAGCTTTATCTGATCCGGGTATTACTCCAGTGTTGGTGGTTGTTGTATTCGTATTGCCCCAGATATTTGGATTTGTACCAATTCCACCACCTGTTGTGCCTCCACCGCCAGTAAATGGTGGTCCAGTTATCCAACCACCATTGCCACCACCCACTCCAGCACCACCTGTTACCCAAGGCTGATAATGCATACCACCACCCTCAGCTAATTGGAAGTTAGTTGGCATGAATCTTGTCCAATCCTGATATCCCGGTCCTCTAAAAGTAGGTACTGTTGGGTTCAGTAGTCCACCACCACCGGGTCCACCTATTCCGGGTCCACCTATTCCGGGTCCACCAACTGGAGGATTATCTATATAAACATCGTCTGGGTGCAATATCCCTGTTCCCGGTCCCCATGATGCTCTCGGCCCAACTATGTTACCCTGATCGTCTAAAGTAAGTTTTCCAGTGGTGGGATTAAACGCCCCCATGTTATACCTTTCAAGCTGATCTGCTACTGCTTCAGCCCTTCGTGCATCATCGGCCCGTGTCCATAAACCGGTGGTAGGGTCTTTTACATCTCCCCACTCCTGTGTCCTCCAAGCATCCCTCCAAGCTGCTGGAACTCTACCCTCCTTTATATTTTCTCCGAATAAGCCAAGGTTTTGCTGTTCTTCAATCGTTAAGCCAGAAATATCTTCTTGGTCTAATAAACCCGGATATTGCAACATATTCTGTATGTTTGTTTGCTGCCACGGAGTAAGTAGTCCTCCAGTAAGCCCCCTATCAATCTGTTCTTGGGTTGGGGTATACTGGGGAATAAACCTCTTAGCATAAGCATTAGGATCGACATCATACTGAACACGACCGTCTTGAGTAACCACCTTACCGTCATCGTCAATACGAACCCTCATACCCGGACCCATATAAGATGTTCCCTGACCTTTTTGACGACCCTCATGCGCCCGCATGACATCGCCATAAGCTCTCATCTTGGTGTGTATATCGAACAGTTCCTTAGAACCCGGTGCTAATCCAGCCGTGGATGCCTCCAAAGCATCGCGCTCCTCTTTCGCTTCTGCATGACTCTTGCCTTCCGCAGCTTTTTCAGCACGCATTGCTTTCCCAGCATTCTGTACATCCGCTATAGCAGCTAGATGTTGAGGAGAACCAGCCCCATACCTACTCTTAGCATCTGCTTGAGCAGCTTTTGCCGAATCTCTGGCTTCTTTAGCTAAATTATATGTTGCACTTGCCATATTATTGCATCCTGTGTTTCAAGTCTTTGGTGTAGACAATGTAGTTTGATTCCCAATCGGGTAATAGTTTCTTCCAACCCCTTCTACCCCAGAGTTCCATTGAAGAGCATCCTACCCTTATTGCAAATGACTCTACCATATCGTTAAACTCGTATAGTCTTTTGAAATCAGAGCCAGCTATAGAAATTACTCTTAGTATCTTTTTCTGAGGATAAGGGACAATCTGGGTTACCATGACGGAGTGCATCTGCTTATCTTCTGTAGCGATCCATAACTGCATATCACCATGAGTCAGTGGCTCAAGGAAGTCATCAGTTTCTAGCTCACCCTCACTATGCTCCTTTACCTTATCAAGAAGTGGGGCGACCTCTTCCCAAATATAAGCAATATCTTCGGGTTGTACGATCTGAGCCTTCAACCTAGAAATACCCAAGTCCCCGGAGAACCTTTCTTAAAGTAATAGATACCTTCATTACCAGTCCCTAAAGGATCAGCATTGGTACCATCAAAGTATCTCATGTCCCCCTCTCTGGGTTTGTCTGGTACAGCGTGGATTCTTTCTAGCCTAAACGTAGCTTGGTTAAATAGAATATCCCCTAGTCTCTTGAGTTCATTGGTTATATATAGACCTAAATCTTCTTGATTTAGTGGTAGAGGATTAGGTTGATAATGCGTTACAGACTTTACAACTCTGTCAGAATAAGTAGCCATTAATAACTCCTAGAGCCTCTCCTTCCTGCGTCATCCAGTTCAATCTCGTATCCGTCCAGTCTCCAATCAAAGTCACCAGTAGATTCAAACTTAACTCCGTAGAGTTTCCCGCTCTTCCTTACTGATACTTTAGACTGAGTATCTGGATTAAATGAAACAGCATCTGACCAAGAGACAGCCTCTTCTGTAGAGTTCTGAGTTCCTACATAGACATTAACCGTGTTACCAGAGCCAGTCACTTCCATCTTGGGCCAGACGGCTTTAATTCTTTTTACAGTAGACTGGTCATTCTGCTGTTGTGCTGTCACAGCAATACCAGTCCTCTCTATAAAAGAGGTCATATCAGTATCATCCTCTCTATTACCGGAGGCATTCCTATACAACTTGGTATCTGTAGGAGAGGCCATAACCAATACATTCTCAGACTGCGACCATGTTTGCGTCCAAGTACCCAAGGCACTAGACCATGTTGGTATTGCAGCCGACCATGTTGTAAATGAGTTTGGATCAGCAACAGTACCATATCCAGCATGAGCTAGATTTGGTATATCACGGATAGTAAAAGCATTATTAGTCCAGTTCCAAACAACTGCTTTATTGCATTGGTTTGATGTACTGGTTGGTGTGGGGAAACAGGCCCACATCTCAGTATTTCCGTAATCAGCAACTACGAAAGATCGTTCAAAATTAGCCCCATCTATCTCCCCAAATATATAATCCCTTATCTTATGCGGCAGGATAGACTTTACTCTTTGACCATCGTTTATATATACATCGCCGTTACCCAGTATAAAATGACCACCGTCAAACTCAGCCACACAGTTCTTTGCAAGTGCGCCGACTGAGGGAGATAACTGCCTAAAAGCGAATATAAATGGAGTTCCAACGTAACTCATGCTATAAATGGAATCTTCCTTATAGATCATAAAGGTGTCGCCAAGAGGGAGGCCGTCTAATATAGCGCCCTTTGTATCGGCTAGTTCATACTCACCAGCATCTACTGTGGCGCTTGTTTCATCCCATGAAGCTGGAACAGCCTGAATACCAGCCTCTGTAGACCATTTAACCTTTTGCGGTATAGGTACACCAGCCTCTGTTAGGTTAAGCGCAATTAAGAAAGACCTAAACGCCCTAACAGATACGGGGTAATGAGTTGCACCAGCACCAGACGACCAGTTGGTTAGATCAGCCATAGTGGTAGATGTAGATGGGACACCAGAAGATAGCGCCCAAAACTGAGGCTGATCAAATCCATTAGCCATTACAAGAACACCACCCAAAACGGTAGATGTCCAACCCTCGTCAGCAGTAGCATTATAAGCCCCTGATCCTCTGGTTATATCATACCAAGTCTCATTACTGGTCTTATATACCCTTATAGATGTAAGGCTTGCTATTACCCAATATGCCTCAGTACCATATTTAAGTTGAACAATATGATACGGTGTAACAGGGCAAGTAGCCATAACCTCGGCATACCCCGGAGACTTTACTATAGCCCCATGTTCTACCCTTACATTATTCCCATCTGACCAGACATTAGGTGGTAGCTGCCAAGGATTTATATCCTTGACTATCCCTACTTCACCTACATTCTCTACGGGAATTACAGCCATTATTCATATCTGACATGGTATGGATCGACTTCTGCATCTGGTGCAACAGGCCAATCCCAGTATGTTTTATCTACTGTGCGATTATGATTCTCTGTTTCTGGGCCGATTGTTTCATTCCCCTCTGCGTCATAAGTAGACTTGTATCTCACCTCTACAACCTCATGATTCTGGAAGTTCTTAACGGCTTGTAAGCTGGCAAAGGATTCAACCCCAGACTCAAGGCTATTGCCATGCGCTCTTACCTCATTCCTGTAGGTCTTCCAAGCGTCTGTCATTGCAGTTCCGCCATCAGCCTCTCGTATAACTCTCCAATCACTAGAGGAAAGCAATGAACCAACATTAGCTTTTATCTTTTGTGCTATATCCTTCTTTAAGCCTTCCACATCTTTCTCTGTAGTGGCGTAGCTTATTACCGTCTCTCCATCTACCAGAGTAAGTGTTTCCGCACCAGTATTATGGTAGCGTTGGTCAGGTGTCTCTACTCGCGCAGGGGTAATCCCTAACTCAGCCAGTTGCGCCTTGCTCCACTTACGGAATATCTGGCGAGGATGAGTCACACCATCTACTGTTATTTCTTTTGGTGTCCGTATGACACCTAATGTATCACTGTGCCACATAATTTACCTCGCGTTAGATGTTTTAAATGGTGATTCTGCGAATGCTATATATATGAAACTACCGTCATTATGGTAGCTATCACCAATGCGCCATTTGATTCCATTGCTGACAAAATCTAGCCT